CTGTATTCTTTTACCCACACTCACGCCATCAACTGTTACCCACTCAAAGCATACAATGAAAGGGAAATAATACATGTGTGGTACTGTGTATTTATTCTGCATAAGGAAATAAATTGCCTTTAACTGCTCAATAACTTTTCTGTTTAGCTCAATTTTCATAAAAAATTCTCCCATTCTCCCGCTAAAACTTTTTGTGCTATATGGTATGCCTTGATTACATCCGTTGCTTTTATTGGGTATGATAGCAAGGCGATTTTAATCAGGCGTTCTTTACTAGGCTCTTTCGGATCTACCAACTTAAATGCCAGTTTATCGGATACCAACAAATACACTTTTACTTTATATTTGCCATCAGCTTGTCGGTATTCTTCTTGCACTTCTTCATCCACGCAATTTAGCACACTTGAACAAAATTCAATGTGATACATTAACGCACCTTTATTTACTGTAAAAAGTTCTTCCATAATTCCCCCCCTAGAATCGTTTTGTTTTGTCATAATGTTTAATTTCTGACTTTATCACGTACACCGTGCAACCGTATTTGTTGCTATCAAACGCTGCTACGTTGTCAATAATCTTTTGAAATACCTCGCCATCAACTGCACTTTTAATAAGCACATAATGCGTTGGGGATCCGTCTAATCCAAAACCACAAACTATATCAATTAGCGGATGAATGTTTTGCGTGGTTGCGTCTAGTTCATATCCAACTGCTTGCGATACACGTTGTTCCAATTCGTGCATAATTTCATACTTATCCATTATTTACCTCTCTTATTAAGTTTAGTTAAAATAAACACACAAAAAACGCCTTGAGTATTTAAGCCCAAAGCGTCTTTAATTATTCAACTTTAAATATATCTTTGAACACGTTATCGCCATCGTTAAAGATTAGCATTATTTCAAATTCTAGCTTGTTCCCTGCCTTGTTTTGTTTTTCCCACTCTTTGCAAAAAGCGTCTAACATTCTACGATAAATAGGATCGCCATCAGGTGTTAAAGTTTTTTCTGGCAACTCAAGATCTCTTTCAATACGCCCAAATCTCCCACCGACTAATCCGAAAATGCTGAATAGCATTTTTACCGCTCTTATTTTGTTGGCTAACGCAACACGGCTACGATATTTGATCTCTTTTTCGATCTGCAAAGGGAATAAAATATCATCCAAATTAACCGCTATTTTGTAAACCTTCTCATTAACTATGCTCATCAACTTTCCCCCAATTAATCCAGTTCGCACTGCCCTTTATCGTTTAAAAATTCATCTTCAAAACAGATCCCGACCTCAGCTCGTCTATACCGCAACCATTTCCATTTTTGATCGGCATTTAACTCTAAAGACTGCTCAAAATCATCCGCATTTTTAAAATCCACCGCATACGGATTAAATCCGCCCACGCTGTCAATGGCATCAACTTGTAGCAATCTTTCGGGCAAGTTATAGATTATCTCTTGTTCCACGTTCCAACGCTCGGCCAGGTCGTCTACGCTCCAGCTATAGGATGCCAAAGCTGGCAATGCAACCATTGCCAACAACACAGAATAAAATCCAGCTATCATATCGCCCACCTAGTAAGATCCGTAATAATCCCACACCTGCGAATCAATAGACCGCAAGCTGTAATCGCCTTCAACTGGTAAATTCTCATCCGCCCATTTCTGCAATTCTTTAGCGATTTTATTTATATCTTTTTTTGTCAATTCACGATCCCACATCTCGTTAGATAAGCTATCAACCTGTGCAAGCAGGAACCCACCGTAGATATAAACAAGCATATTCGCGATCTTGCACGGCTCGATCTCAATTTTACTTTCCCCAAAATTATCTACCTCATATTGTCGCACCAGTCGGATCGCACTCCACACGCCCACGGTATTAACCGCACTTTCTGCTTTATTTGTGTAGATAAAAGCTGGATCCTCATTAAATAAATAATCGTGCAAATCGCAACCGTATTCACCAACGGCATCAGGTAGGCGATCTTGCAAAAGCTCTGTCGCTCTTTGAAAGATTAAATCTTCTTTATTATCTTTGAATTTGCCGAAATTAAGTCTTTTCATTTTGTATCCCTCTTTTTAATAGTCTATTTCCACGTTAATAATAGTTTTGTTTTCAGTTGTAAAGGCTAGGTTATCCCTAGCGTGTCGAATCCAGCAAGAGAAAGTACCCATCACTATATGCACGTTGCCCCATCTTTCCTGCAAAGCGTCTTTCATTGCTCGCTTGAATAATTCTTCCGATCCAAACGATACACCATCTAGATCTAGCAGTCGGATCTCGTCTTGTTCAGTCAAGTGTTCATCCTCAACCGCTACTATATATTTTACCTTCATCTTTTACCCCCCCCTATTTTTCGGCTAAATCTTAAAAATCCGCTGCACGGCAAATAGCCACCCTTCAAGTTGTTAAAACATCTATTCTCAATGCCTTTCACTCCTCGCACTTTAATTGCCTCAACCAATCGACTTTTTAGCCTTACATATCTATTATGACGGCTGGGGAAAATTTCTACAGTAAAAAGATCAGTTACCTGTGCCACTTCTTTGCTCCAGTCGAAAATATCTCGCACTTTTCTAAATAGGCGTTCATTTTCAACAATCGCATAGTAAAAATCAGAATACGTACCGAATCTATTGATTTTAATTTTTCTCCCTTCCGCTAACTTCTCATCTAGTTTAACTAGGGCGTAAAAACCCCGCCCGCTATAGCGTGGTATCTTTGCGGATCGATCACCTACCACTCTTATGACGTGTAAATATTTACTCATAACTTACCACCGATTTTATAGTTTATCTTCCACGCTAAATGCACGCATTTTTACGCACACGCCATAGCGATTATCAAAAAATTCATTACTCAAGCACTGATCATCACTATCGGCAAAACGTGCCTGATTTCCTGTCGTTTTCTGATAGTCATTGAGCCACTCACGATCCATCGCATCAACTCCTGCGATAACTAAACCCACCACAATGGATAGGCACACTAAAAAGCCTTTCATTATTTACGCTCCCTTCACCGTGATATAAAGTAATGCGATTAGTTTTCTCATTGTTCCGCCCCTGTTTGTTCGGTTTAATTATTCAACTTTAATATAATGATCTACATAATATGGTGCGTTTCTCAAAGTGCTTAAAATAAAGCCTATCGCACTCGGGCGAAAGTTCTGGTATTTCTTGATCTGCTCGATCCCTTTCTCGATCTTGTTATCCATAGATAATCGGTTATCCACCCAGAAAATGCCATCCGTTCCCAACTGTCGGCAAGGTTTACCATTTAGATCGGTAGTGATTGCTATTATATAAATTCTATCCATTGTTATACTCCTGTTTGATTGTTACGTTAAATAGACACACATAAACCGCCTATTGCTAATTAAGCGGTTTAAATTTGCCTATTCGTACACAGATTTTAAGTATTCTTGATGCTCATCACCGTCGGCCTCCTCGATACTTTCGGCTAATACGCCTAGATCAAAATCGTCTATTTCTTCTCCCGTGTATTCTTCCCACATCGCGATCAATTCTGCACGGTTATAACTATCGTTTAGCCAATCGTCGAAAGGTTGTAGGTCGTCTTCCCATTCTTCATAGCTTGAGTGGTTTTCTTCCTCTAGCCACTCTGCCAATACTTCTAGATCGATTGGGCTGCTTTTCACGCTCCAGCAACTTCCAAAATTGCCGTAACCGTTAAGATAGACATCATCACCCCAATTCTTAATATCGCCAAAGGCTACCATTCTTGCGACATCTACCGCTTTTGGATCGCAAAGTTCACAATACTCCTCAACACCATCATAAATGTAATCATCCATATTTTGATCGCTTGCGTACTCGTTCCAGAGTGTTTTAAGTTCTGAATAATCTTTAGCGTCTAAAAATTTTACAAATGCTTTTTTTTTCATTTTGTTTCCCTCTTTTGTTGGTTTTGTGATTAAAAATAAATTTTATAAAAAGCCGTTTAATATTGACTACCTCATAACTAGCCAACATCGCACGACTTTTGAAAAATTAACTTTCTTTCATTTGTCGCTTTTCTTCCAAATCGTTAAAGAGCAATATCAAGTTTTGATGTTAGGCATTATAGGCTTTTTTGTTTCACCTGTCAATAGGTTAGATTAAAAATATTCAAAATTTTTGCTTGCGATTTTTTATTATCGCTTACTCCATTTTACCTAAACGCCATTGCCGTCTTGATGGGTTTATTATCGACTTTTTTAGGTATCCTGTCAATAGGTTAATATAAAAATATCAATAAATTCCGCTCATTCGGTTAAAAAATGAACAACGATAGGTTATTTCAAAAAAGACACCAAAATAGGCAGGCTTTTGTCGTTCTACTGGTTTTTTAGTTTACCCTATTTATCTTTATTTTTCAATGAGTTACAGGCATTAAAATATTTCTGAAATAACCTGATCCCACGTTTCCCATTTTTTCGACCCGATCAAAACAGGGGGGCAAAAAATCCTAGCTTATTTTAAAAATGTTGAGGTCTCGGAATCAGGTTCGGGTCTTGCGAAAATACACCACCATTTTTAAAATAACCTAAAGTAAAAAAATGGGTTGCGGTTCATTTTTTTTCACGGGAATTTTGGGATCAGGTTAATTTAGAAATGATAACTTGCCTACGATCCTAAAATGCCTATATATATACTATAACTATAACTATATAATATATAAGGGTTTTTAGTCATTTATTCATTTCTCGCAAAAGGTTATTTCAAAAAATTTTTGTAATATCCTTGTCCTTTTCGTGTTCCCATTTTGTCGCCCATTTTAAAATATCCTAGAGTAAAACAGGGGGGTAAATAGGTATAGGATATTTTAAAATGTAGATTTTCTAGCTTTTTATTATTAGCCAAGCGTACAAAAAATTTTGCGGATCTGAATAAAATTTTGGTTTTTAGCTAGATTGGGATCAGAGGCGAAAAACAAAAAGGCACAGGATATTTTAGAAATATAGGTTATTTTCGACGTATCTGGGTCGTCGGAGTATTATATTTCAGGGATAACCTAGCGATAAAAACGCCTAAAATCTGGCGGTGAAAATGAAGTGAATTTAGATTGTGTTTTAGAGTTTTGCTCTATTTTGCGAACGTGGTTTATATTTTTAAAATAAGCTATCTAATGCGTTCGGGTATCGGGCGGAACATTGTGGCAATGCAAGGCATACCACGCACCCGACAAGGGCGAAAATAGCTAGAGTTGTGCAGTCGGTTCAGTTGTGC